ACTATCGCAAGGCGATGGGCGACTATGTGCGCGTGGCTGGGCGCATCCCGCTGCCGCCGCGCTTCGCCTTCGGCGCCTGGTGGTCGCGTTGGTGGGATTACAGCGACCAGGAGCTAAACGAACTGGTGCGCGGCTTTCGCGAAAACGATGTGCCGCTCGACGTGCTGGTCATCGACATGGGCTGGCACATCAACGAACACCAGCTCCATGCCGCCGGCCAGGTGGATCAGTCTGGCGAGGGCCTAGGCTGGAGCGGTTACACTTGGAACAAGACGCTATTTCCCAATCCCGACCGGTTTCTCGCCAATCTGCACGCCGAAGGGCTGAAGACTGCGCTGAATATGCATCCCGCCTCGGGCGTGCAACCGTGGGAAGAGGCGTATCCGGCGATGGCCAAAGCCATGGGCATCGATCCTGCTACGAAAAAATACGTACCCTTCGACATCACCGACAAAAAATTCGCAACCAACTACATGAATCTGCTGCATCACCCGCTGGAAAAGCAGGGGATCAACTTCTGGTGGCTCGACTGGCAGCAGGAGCAGAGCACCAAAATGGCTGGCGTGATGCCCACCTGGTGGCTCAACTACGTTCACTTCACCGATCAGCAGCGCGAAGGCAAGCGGCCGCTGCTCTTCCATCGCTGGGGAGGGCTGGGCAACCACCGCTATCAGATAGGCTTCAGCGGCGACACCATTTCGGTCTGGGAGTCGCTCGCTTTTCAGCCCTGGTTCACGGCTACCGCGGCTAACGTGGGCTATGCCTACTGGAGTCACGACATCGGCGGTTTTCAAACCAGCGCCGTGGAGCCTGAACTCTTCACGCGCTGGGTCGAGTTCGGCGCCTTCAGCCCCATCCTGCGCACGCACTGCACCAAGAGCCCTGAGACCGAGCGCCGCGCCTGGGCATACCCCGAGCCGTATTCGTCGGTGCTGCGCTCAACTTTCCAGCTTCGCTACGCGCTGCAGCCCTATATCTACACTGAGGCGCGGCGCACCTACGACACCGGCGTGGCCTTCTTCCGCCCGCTCTACTACGACTGGCCGCAGGAGGATGCGGCTTACACCAGCAAGGGCGAATATCGCTTCGGCGATCAGATGCTAGCCGCGCCCGTAACCGCGCCCGCCGACAAGACCAGCGGTCTGGCTACGGAAAATGTCTGGTTACCCGTTGGCGAGTGGATCGAGTGGCCCACCGGCAAGCATCTCACCGGCCCGGCGAGCTTCACGCGCAGCTTCTCCATCGAGCAGACGCCAGTCTACCTGCGCGCCGGAGCCATCGTGCCCATGCAGCCGCCCATGCGCTATACCGGCGAAAAGCCCGTTGATCCGCTGATCGTGAACGTGTGGCCGCTCGCGCCGGGAACAAGCTCGAGCTACTCGGTCTATGAGGACTCGGGCGTCGCGGTCGAGTACCAGCGCGGCGTCTTTGCACGTACGCCGATCAAGGCTACGCAAACCGGTGACACGCTCAAGGTCGAAATCGGCCCAGTCGCTGGCAGTTATCCGGGAATGCCGAAGTCGCGTGGCTTCGAGCTGCGTTTGCCCGCCGACTGGCCGCCGGCTTTGGTCACGGTCAACGGCGCGGCGATCAAGCAATCCGGCGCCACCGGCAAAGACGGCTGGAGCTTCGTGGGCAATACGCTGACCACTGTGGTTCCCGTACCGAGCGGCAGTGTTGCAGCCAAGGTCACAATCGAGGTGCGTCGCGCTGCCGGGCTCACCGCACGGCGCAACGAACTGGACGGTTTTGCCGGCGCCATGGCTCGGTTGCGCGCGACCTACGACGCACTAAACCAAGTCTATGGTCCGCCAGAGATTCTGGTGGACGCAATGCAAACCGGCGACCGGCTCGGCTATTATCCCGAAACGGCTGTTGCGGAACTGGCTCACTTCCGCCAGGTGCTGCCCCAGGCGTTGGAAGCTGTCACGAAGGTCGGCGCCAGCTTTGTTGCCAACGCGGACACGAAAGCCAAGACACAGCGCCGCCTCGACGCCATGGCTAGGGCAGAAAAGCTCGCGGCGGAGACGGGCAAGTAAGCATTTGAAGACGACGAACTCTTTGCAGTCGGAGACGCCAAACTATTGCGCTTTGGGGAAAAGATAGTCGATTGCCAGAGGGTTGATCCAAGGTAGCCGCGAAAATATTGCCAGACAACTGTGTTGTTGCTGAGGTTATGGCGTGGAGGCGAAACTTACTTCGTCACTAACTTTCATCGATTGATAACGAATCGCTCGTTCAAGGAGATAGCTGCGATGCACTTAAACGTGGGCTGGAAAAATCGACCTTTTAAAGCTTCCATTAGCGTGGCAACACTCTGCACTTTGCCAGCGTTGCTGTTCTCGAATCTGGTCGGCTTGGAAGCTCAGAGTACAGCGAACGTCAATCGGTTCATATCGTACTCGCTTCCTGTTACGTTGCTAGCGCAGGTCAATTCACCGGGCGAAGATCCACAAGCGCCCTATACGCCTCTAGTCGTTGGTCTGATAAGACAGTTGGAGCCTCACAATCCACCGACCGTTCAGGAGTTGGCAAATGCCTCCATTCTGTTGACGACGCAAGGTGGAACATATGACCACCCTGAAGGGTCCAACCCATCGTGTCATAACCTCGCCAACGTGTTTCTAAAGACCGTGACCACGCCGCGCATTGCGCCGTTATGCTTTTCCGATGGGCTCGGTCTAAATGTCGTGTCCGGTCCAAATGTTGGTAAAACAACAGGCCTGCCTTCGATGCTTATGCTCGCATCTTCCTTTGATCGCGATCTTGCCAATGCCATGGGACAAGTGGAAGGGCGCGAAGGACGAAATCTGATGGTGACCGGTCTGCTCGGCCCGCAGGCAGATATAGACATCTATATCAATTGGGGGCGCGGCCACCATACGCCGGGAGAAGATCCGTTTTTGAACGGCGTAATCTCCGCGGCCCAGATTAATGGCATTCAAGGCCAGGGTCTAATGGCGCAACTGAAGCATTTTGCCGCCTACAACGGTTCGGATGGAATTTTTACCGATCTGCAGGATCAGGCTCTGCACGAGATCTATCTGACACCCTATGAAATAGCGCTTAAAGAGGGAGGAGCATCGTCGATCATGTGCTCCTATCAGAATCTTCGCGATGCGTCTCCCTATTTGCCGAACAGCGTTGACACTCTGACGCAGGCCAGCCCCTTTCCCGGCGCTTCGACCAAGACATGGCCGCTCAATGAGGCCCACTTTGCTTGCGAGAATCCTCTCTTGCTGACCTATGTCTTGCGAAATCTTTGGGACTCAAAGGTCTTTGTTGGATCGGATTATGGCGCGGAACATAGCACGCATGCATTTCTGCAGGGCAACGACCGCGAAGACCCGACGGCAAACTATCTGAACGGAAGCAATCCGGAAGGAGTTGAAGGCGGCGAGGGCGGCTATAACCTGAGCATCGATTCCACCAGCAGTACGTGCGCCGATACGATGGGCAAGCCGGTCTCTTGCCGCGATGCAGGCGCTGTTCATGTTGCCGGAATCCCCGGTCCAGACTGTCCGCCGACAGGCTGCGGCCTGGCAAATGCCGTTGCCAATGGAACCATCCCTTTGTCTGTCTTCAATCAGGCCATTGCGCGGGTTCTTTATCAAGAGGAGCGCTTTGGGCTGATTGGCTGTGACAACACCAGTGCCGACTGCAAAAATCCTGGAGGAATGGGAGCGGATCGCAGCGGTCTGGCGTCCTTGGCGGAAGGGCGCAAGACGGGACTTCCGCAACTCGGCACCAAGAATGGGGACGCTGCCATTACCGAGCGCGTAGCCGAAGAGGGCGCGGTTCTGCTAAAAAACGAACATCATACCCTGCCGATTACGAGCGACGATCTGAAAGTGGGAATCGCTGTCAGTGGCCCTGGGGCCGAATATCTCGTCGCGAATCCGAATAACGAAGGGGCTGCGGGATTTGCGGATCGCAATGCGATCAATCCACTGTTGCAATTGAAAATGCTGAGCGGCTCACCGCTCGAATTCACTTATACGCCAGCCAATTCCCCTACGGGGCAAGCGGTTCCATGCACGGTTCTGCACAGTTCGCCTCTGTCGGGTACAGCTCCCATCAATTCCCCAAGCGCAGATTGCGGTCCTGAAAGCGGAATGCAACTTTCTTCTGGAGCCAGCTTTGAATCCCTTGCAGCACATCACATCGACAAGAAAATCGATTACACTTCCACTTCCGCTCAAGGTCATCTGACAGGAGGCAAAGTTTATCGCTGGGACGGCTGGATTTATGTTCCAACAATCGACAAATACGTTTTCCGTATTCAGCACAGCGCCTCAGTCTCAGACGCCAAAGTCGGTTTCATGCTGGACAACAGCAGTAAGACGCTGATCGATGCGTTGTCGTTCTATCATGGGCAATTCTACGGCGATATGGGTGTGGTTGTTTCGCCAACCAATGAAGGCTTCATCGAGAACGGCTTGAGAAATCGTCAATGCGCGACGCCGCTATATCGCGACGACAAAGCAAGCCAGCCGATTGTTAGTTGCAGCGAGAGCCCCTCTGTGGGTTGGCACAAGGTTACATTGACAGTTGACGCCCGTAAATTAGATGCTAATTTACAGCTGAGCATTCGCTTTGCCTTTTCACGCACTAACGGCGATATCGAAGATGCCGCGACAGCCGCGGAAGGCAAGTCAATGGCCTTGGTGTTCGTCCATGACGAAGGGCGCAATGTTGTGCCGACCAAACAAACTGTGTCCTCTCTAAACTCCGCACAGCTGCAACTGATTCAAGCCGTAGCCGCAAAAAACGCGAATACGGTTGTGGTTCTCAATACAGGGACGCCGGTTGTCGTCAAAGAGTGGATTGACAACCCGAATGTCAAGGCGGTCTTAAATATGGGCCATTCCGGTCAGGAGGGGGGCACGGCCACGGCGCGCTTGCTGCTTGGTCAGGCCAACCCCAGCGGACATACGACGGTAACCTGGCCCAAAGACAACGGGGATACCATTCATGGTTTTCTGCAAAAGGCGGCGCTCTATCCTGGAGACACCACGGGATCACACCCTGACCGCTTGAATGGTTCCGTTAAAGAGCCATCCAAAGAGACTCAAGGCATCTATTCAGGCTATCGTTACTACGACCAACTGGGACTGCCGGTGCAGTTCCCGTTTGGTTTTGGATTGTCCTATACAACCTTCAAGTATTCAGGCCTCAAGCTGACTGCTGAGAAAAATGACGTAGTCAATGTTGAGTTTGAAATCGAGAATACGGGAAAAATATCTGGAGTTGCAGTTCCTCAGGTCTATGTCGGACCAGGGCCAGCGGTGTCTGGTGTACAGCAGGCAGTAAGGTCGTTGAGAGGGTTTGATCGCGTCAGCCTGGCACCTGGCCAGATCACGCACATCGCTATTCCTCTGGACCAGCGGTCCTTTCAGTATTGGAGCGAGCCTCGTCAACAGTGGGTGACAAATGCCGGACTTCGCACAATCTTTGTGGGCGAAGCCGATGCAAGCGCATACTTGCCGCTTTCTGCGTCCATTGTCGTGGGAGGGGTGAATATGTCGGAAGAGGGTATGGAGAAGCCAGCAAGGAGTGTCCGTACATGCCAGGGTGTGATAACGGCTGGTTGTTGATCCAGCCGTTATCACAAGCCTATACCGAATCCTTCTAACTCGATCTGAGGCATGGAAGGCGCGTAGATGCGTCGATAGTAGGCGAAAGTATCTCCTGCGACAGAGCAATCTCTACGTCTGATCTGGGACCTGGAAGAGGGGTCAGGGCTGAAGCTCTCCTGATTTTGATTTAGTTCAACGCTCGGGGTCTAATTCCACGCCTTCAGGCGGTCAGCTTTAGCGAACTCTTAAAATGTTGTTAGGGGCAGAGATGGGCGAGTGTCGGACAAGCGGGCACGCGATATGGGAGATCAAGTATCACCTGATCTACACCTACGACGCTGCTGGCCGCCTGATCGCCCTCTCCGGCGTCAAGGGCAACACGACTTACACGAACGACGATGCCGGTAATCAGACTTCGCGTACCGACGGCAACGGCCAAACCACCCAATTCCAATACGACGCCCGCAAGCGCCTTACTTTTTCCCCATAAGGTGCCGATGCTGCGAGAGCCACGTCGATGGGCTGATAGAAGTTCGAAGATCAAGCTACCGGTATCAAAACCGCTGTGATGACAGCGGCCTGAGCGAACGTCTGCTGCACGGTGCACGGGCCATTACCCTCGTTCTCAACAGTTGCGAGCAGATCCGTTTACTCATGGAGGATCCGCGTCGACTCATGCTTTGCTGATTTCGGGCGCCGGCAACTCAAAGTCTGGGTCCAAGCCTGTATCTGAAGGTTTACCTTTTAAACGGTCGAACCGGTAGATCCGACCGTTGATTCTGTTGGGTTTACATGAGCAGCTTTGGAATCCCTTCTGAGACAGGGCGAACGGGCACGGATGCCAATCTTTCGAATGAAGCGCTTGCAAAATGCTGTCAGTCAGGGGTCGAGGTCAGTTTCGGGCTCCCGTTCACCAACCATCCGGGAGAATGAGTTCGTTTTTATTCAATGCTCGCGTTACCCATTTTTGAGTAAGTCCGACTTTTACTTGGCTAGCGATAAGCTTCTTCCAGTTCTTTGGGAGCGATCCCTTCTGCATTAGCATTTCTAAAGCGAGCTGTGCTTTAACGAGCAGATCGCGGTGATCGTCTTGCCTTCTCGTTTTCGTTCTGGAATAGGCAGTAGTTCCTGACGCGCACTTCCTCCCGCAATACGTTTTGTTTCGCGGGTCGCTCTTGGCGTAGAACTTACTACAACGTTTACAGGGGCCGGCAAGTTTCCACGATAGAGGATTGACCAAGAATTCAGTGAAGAGAGTGAGGGCAGCATCCTTTTGAGGTGAAGTTCTCTTACCCTTCCATACCGGCAGCCATGCCAACTGAGCGACGCCGTCTCGTGCCGGAATCAAATAGGTCTTTCCTTCCGTACACCGCTGCTCTAAGTCAGGGTTGCGCTTGAAGAACTTCAAGAGATTCCGACCGCATCTTTCCAATTCTACGATCAGCCGCTGGAGTTCTTGCTGCCTTTCGGTGATATCTATCGATTGCCATTCCCAGTGTGAGGCATCCAGTGCTACTGGTTTTCTTTCAGCTGAGAAGTTCAACGCGTCGAGCACTTTCTGAAGTTGATATTCCGAATAGCCTGGGGACAGAAGCGAGATCCGCCGGCCCGCTAAGCATGGTTTGCTCATATGCTTATTTATGATAGCACTAACTTTATGATTATTGATTCGATAGTACAAGAATCTTTTACGAGAGCGGGTTCTACTATTTTCAGAGGAATTTATCCATGCAATCGAACTGCAATATCTCAAATCCGCCGGATACGATACCGGCGCTGTCTGTCATCTATCAGCCAGTGACGGCGCTCGCTGCCTACCCCCGTAATGCTCGCATTCACTCCAAACACCAGATTCGCCAGATCGCTGCCAGCATCACGGCATTCGGCTTTGCTAATCCGATCCTTGTTGATCGTGAGAACACGATCGTCGCCGGCCACGGCCGCTTGCTTGCTGCCCAGATGCTGGGTATGGAGCAGGTACCAACCATCCGCCTGGAGACCCTCACCGAAGCCCAAATTCGGGCGTATGTCTTGGCCGACAACAAGCTCGCCCGGAATGCCGGATGGGACAAGTCCATTCTGGCCATTGAACTGGAGCACTTGCTGACGATTAATGAGCGTTTTGACGTCACCATCACTGGCTTTGAGATCCCCGAGATCGACCTAATCCTTTAAGAAGCGTCGCATTCGCCTGACCTGGGCGATGAACTGCCAGTCGACGAAGCGGGCCCTGCGGCCACCCAACCAGGAGACCTCTGGCATCTTGGGAAGCACCGGGTCTTCTGCGGTAATTCTCTGCAGGAAACCTCCTACAAGACTCTGATGGGAGGACGACGGGCCGCGGTGGTCTTCACTGACCCCCCATTTAACGTCAAAATCGACGGTCATGCTACTGGAAATGGAGCAATCCGTCATCGCGAGTTTGTCATGGCTTCCGGAGAAATGAGCGAAGTAGAGTTTGTCTCTTTCCTGAACAACAGCCTGCGCCTGATGGCTGGCTATAGTGCGAACAACTCCGTTCACTATATCTGTATGGACTGGCGCCATGCGGGAGACCTCATTGCTGCCGGCAAGCAGAACTACGACGAATTCTTGAACCTGTGCGTTTGGGTAAAGGACAACGGCGGAATGGGAAGCTCCTATCGCTCCCAGCATGAGCTGGTGCTGGTCTTCCGCAAGGGCAAGAACCACCGCAACAACATCCAGCTAGGCCAGTACGGCCGCTACCGAACCAATGTCTGGCAATACCCTGGCATTCATACACTCTCGAAGCAAAGCGAGGAAGGCAACCTGCTCGCGCTGCATCCGACCGTGAAGCCTGTGGCCATGGTGGCTGACGCAATCCTCGATTGCTCGGCGCGAGGAGAGGTTGTACTCGATGCTTTTCTAGGGTCGGGGACCACCCTGATGGCCGCCGAGCGTGTGGGCAGAATTTGTTACGGAATTGAGATCGATCCGGTCTACGCGGATGTTGCAATCCGTCGCTGGCAGAATTACACCGGCGAAGCCGCAGTCCACGCGCAAACGGGCAAGCGATTCAACGAGGTCGCGGCTCAGAAGGAGGGGCAGCATGCCTGAGCATGATGCCCCGTATGAGGTTGGCTTCGCCAAGCCGCCGAAGAATGGCCAGTTCGAGAAGGGCAAATCCGGGAATCCGAAGGGCCGACCCAAGGGTTCGAAGAATTTTGCTACCGTTGTACTGCGAGAGTGTCGTCAGCGCGTCCGGGTGAATGGACCCCGCGGAACCCACACGGTCACCAAACTCGAGGCTGCCGTGATGCAACTTGGAAACAAGGCAGCTCAAGGCGATCTTCGCTCTCAGCGTGAACTCTTTTCCTTGGTCCGGGTGTCAGAGGAGGCTACCAACTCGGGGGTGTCGCCACTCAATCCGCACGAAATCGACCAGCAGGTCATGCAAAACATTCTGCGGCGCATGAAAAGTATCAGCGCCGACACCACATCCACCAACCCAGAATCCAAGACGGAGGAATCGTAATGAGTACTTCAGTCGAACTTTCTGCAGACGAATATCAAGTCATCCTACGGAACGACCTGACGAGCTTCATCGAACGCTCCTTCTACGAGCTCAACCCGCAAACCACCTTCATGCCCAGCCCATACATTGAGCTGCTTGTCTCAACCCTGGAAAAATGCCGGACCGGTAAAACAAGGCGCTTAATCATCAACCTGCCTCCACGCACCTTGAAGTCGCACGCCGCCAGCGTCGCCTTCCCCGCCTGGCTGCTCGGGCACGATCCTGCAAAGCAAATCATCTGTGTAAGCTACGGGCAGGATCTGGCTGACAAACACGCGAGAGATTGCCGAACCCTTATGAGCAGCCCATTCTATCGCCGCCTCTTTCCCGGGACGGTTCTATCTGGGGACAAGCAATCGGTGAACGAATTCATCACAGAAGTCGGAGGCTTTCGCATGGCCACGTCGGCCGGCGGCGTGCTGACCGGCCGCGGCGCGGATGTGATTATCATCGACGACATTCTAAAACCGGATGATGCCCTCTCAGAGGTACGACGCAAGGCAGCGAACGAGTGGTACTTCAACACATTGTTGAGCCGACTGAACAGCAAGGAAAACGGCGTGATCATCATTGTGATGCAGCGGCTGCACCAGGGGGACCTCGTCGGCGAGGTAACGGACCGCGAACACTGGGATATGCTATCGCTCCCTGCCATCGCCGAGCAGGACGAGAGCTATCCCATCGAAGGCCCGTTGGGAAACCATCTCTACGTGCGCAAGGCAGGAGAGGCCTTGCATCCGGAGCGCGACTCTATCGAAATCTTCCGAAAGATCCGTGAGGCTGCTGGCGAGTATACCTTTCAAAGCCAATACCAACAAAGCCCCGCGTCGCGCGAGGGTGGCGTGATCAAGAAGGAATGGATTCGCTCCTTTGAAGGCTTATCGCCGCGGGATATGGAGTACGTGCTGCAAAGCTGGGACACTGCAAACAAGGGCGGCGAGTTCAACGACTATAGCGTCTGCACAACCTGGGGAACGCGCGAGGGGAACTTCTATCTGCTTGACGTCTTCAGAAAGCGGTTGAACTTCCCGGATCTGAAACGTGCAGCCCTTGACCTTTTCCGCAAATATGACCCGATCAAGCTTCTGATTGAGGACAGGGGCTCCGGGTCATCGCTGTTTCAGGAACTCAGGTCCGAATACATCTGGTGCCTGGAGGCATACAACCCTCAACAAGGCAGCGATAAACTGATGCGCCTGGCTAAGCAGTCGGTCAAATTTGAGAATGGCAGAGTATACCTGCCGAAACAGGCGCCGTGGCTCGATGAATACATACAGGAGATTACGGGCTTTCCCGGCACCAAGCATGACGATCAAGTGGATTCAACCTCGCAGGCATTGGATATCTTGGAGAAATATGCATTTCTACCCGACAAACACCCGTTTCACTGGCCAACTTGGGGGTACGAAACCTGCTAGATGTGGCGCTGCTTCTGCAGGTGCTGCCCTGGTTTGAGTGAAGCTGGATGATTGCTAGTCACCTGCCCAGTTGCCAGAATTGATCTCTCACGTTGGCCATAATTGCTTGACTTTTTGCTCCCGGCGAGCGGCGAACGCACCACGTCACCGTAGGAGAGGCCGGTTTCGAATACAACGGAGAACGCTATAAGAGCCTCTCCGCGATCGCCCGGCTGATCACCGGCACCCGCTGGTCAGGACCCCTGTTCTTCGGTCTCAAGGGGCATCGCTCATGAGCACCCTGCAAAAGCGCTCCATCCGCTGTGCGATCTATACGCGCAAATCTTCAGAGGAAGGGCTTGAGCAATCCTTCAACTCGCTCGATGCCCAACGCGAAGCCTGCCAGGCTTACATTCTTAGCCAGCGTCAAGAGGGCTGGCGTGCCATCGACGCCCAGTACGATGACGGAGGCTATTCCGGCGGCACTATGGAGAGGCCCGGCCTCAAGCGCCTTTTGGCCGACATCGAAGCCAAGAAGATCGACACGGTTGTTGTCTATAAGGTGGATCGGCTGACACGCAGTTTGGCTGACTTCGCCAAGATCATTGAGGTGTTCGATGCGCGAGGCGTGAGCTTCGTCTCCGTCACCCAGCAGTTCAATACCACCTCATCGATGGGCCGGCTTACCCTCAATGTCTTGCTTTCCTTTGCTCAGTTTGAGCGGGAGGTAACTGGAGAGAGGATCCGGGACAAGATTCTGGCATCGAAGCGAAAGGGCATGTGGATGGGTGGTCCCGTACCTCTGGGCTATGATATCAATGACCGCCACCTGATCATCAACGAAAGGGAAGCCGAGCAGGTTCGTGAGATCTTTCGGCTTTATCTTGAATTCGGCTGCGTGAAAAAGCTGAAAGCATACCTCGATCAGTGCGGGGTGAAGAGCAAGATCCGGGTGAGCAACTCAGGCAATAGCTCAGGGGGTGCATCGTTTTCCCGGGGCGCTCTTTATTTGATTCTGCGGAACCGAACCTATCTAGGCGAGACTCCTCACAAGGGGCAATCGTATCCCGGGGAGCACGCGCCGATTGTCGATCGTGAGGTATGGGAGAGAGTGCGAATACTGATGGCCGAAAATGTTCGTGTCCGCCGCCACGGTACAAACGCCAAAGCCCCGAGTCTTCTGCGTGGGCTGCTCTACGACGAAGACGGAAACCGTTTCACTCCATCCCATGCATGCAAACGTGGCAAGCGATACCGGTATTACGTATCGCAAAGAGTTATTAAGGACGCGTCCTCGGCCTCAAATCAGCCCGGCAGAATCCCGGCACGAGAGCTGGAAAATCTGGTCCTGGCCAAGTTGAAAAGCTTCTTCTCATCCGCAGACCAGGTCGTCAGTGCGTTGGCCCTTCCCGAGGATGATCTTGGCGTAACGCAAAAGTTGATTGAGTCTGCTACATGGTACGCAAAGCGCCTTGGTGAGAATTCGCCTTCGGTTCTAATTGAATTACTCGAAACAATCGTGGCCCGTATAGTGGTCCATCAAGGATCCGTCGAGATTCAGACCGACAGGGCCAAATTGCGCGCACAGCTTCTCGGGCCCGACCACACGGATCCTCAGACGCAGGACACAATGAACGACCTCAATCAGCAGCCAATTGCCCTGATGATCGAGACCAAGCTGAAGCGATGCGGCGGGGAAATGCGGCTCGTCATTCCGTCGCTGTCAGCGGATCAGGCTCCTGACAATGCCATGCCAGCATTGATCAAGGCCATCAGCCGCGCTCACGAATGGGTACAGTTGATCGTGGCTGGAGAATACAAAGATCAACGGGCGATCGCTGCAGCTACCGGTCTCAATGAGCGCTACGT